GTGTTAGTAGGTGTTTAAGCATCATCTGATAACAAGCGTACTGATATGGTTTTCGTTTCATGGTCATTCGAGGGGCTTTCGCCCCTCGCCCTTGTTTATTTTAGAATGATGTTGATAGTTTCGATGAACGCCGCGAACGCTTGGTCGAACTCTTTGATTTTGCCGCTCGGGATTACGCCGCGGAACTCGTCTGCGATTTGCGTTTCTTTTGCAATTAGCGCGTTACGCAACTGCTCAATGGTTGATTGTGGTTTGGCTGGTGTCTTGGCTGGTGCTGGTGCATCTGCCGCCGCTTTGGTCGCTTGACGCGCCGCACGTTTCTTGGTCGCGTTTGCTGTTTTGCTTACCAACCACTTGAATCCCTTTGGTGCCAACTGTTTGACGCGGCGTTGCACCCATTTGGTCGCGCTGTCTAGTTTGATGGTCTTGCCCTCAACTGCTTCTTGGTGTTTAATCCAAGCTTGAGCAAGCTGCTTCTTGAGTTTGTCCTGCTCGGTCTTGTTAGTCGCTTGAGCGATGAAGCCCGCGATTGTGGTGAGCGCTGCTTTCGCATCGTTGCCTGATTGCACAACTGCCACAAGCGCGTCATTGAACTGCTCAACTGATACTGTCACTACTACTGCTTTAGATGATTTAGACATGATATTTCCTTTATGTTATCGGCTCAACGGAATGTCTTGCTCGATGGATTCCATTGTACTCGCTTATCATTTCTCGTCAAGGGGTATCATAGCCAATCAGACACGCTGTCCGCGCGCACCCCCTACCCCCCAAATTCTCAGAATCGTCGGCCTCTCCTCTCCTCTCTATTTTAGACTCTCGTTTTCCTACTCTCATATCATGACACCCCCTGACTTTAAAAGAGGCCCTATGATTTTTTTATTATAAAATTTTTGGGGTTTCGTTGACAACTGTTTGATTTATAGGCGATACTACGCGCCATGGCTTCGCAAAGAATACAACTATACGACTTGCTTGAAGGCGTGGTTCCATACGAACCACAATTATTGCGTACACCAATGCGCACTGAGGACTTAATGCCAGAACAAATGATAAGTGCAGCTGCCAAAACAGCTAAAGACATCTTACGAAAAAGCGGATTGCACGACATTGAAGTCACCGATGAGGATGCAGCCAAAGCAGAAGCAACCTTCCAAGCCTATACAAACGGAAATGGTTCGAGCATTACCCCTGCCTCACTGGATTCCCCCGAAGCAATTCTTAAAATCGAAGCGCTGGTCACTACCTATGATAGAAAAATCATCCAGCATGCGGACCAAATTCGTCTGGTCGTCACTAATAAATTGCTAGAACTCGCCGCAAACAAAGACCCCAAGGTACAATTAAAAGCCGTAGAGCTGCTAGGTAAGCTAGCGGACGTGGGTATGTTCGTCGAGAAACAAGAAATTACCTATAAACAACGGTCTGATGAAGAGATTGATGCGATTCTTAACGAGAAACTAGGGATGTTGATTGAAGGAGACTTCACAACTGAGACTGAACCTGTTAAAAAATCGGAAAAACCCGTAACAAAACCAGTGGAAAATGCCTCCAAGGGTACGATGGACGTGGCACCGCTACCTACTTTACCTAAAATTGACCTAGATTCTTTGTTAGATGCATAGTTTAAAAGCATATATTAAGACTTTACCTGTAGAACAGGGTATTCAGGTGTTAACAAACCTGAAAAAGATGCCTGAGCGGGAAAGAAATGTGTTTTTGGAAGCGGTCGAAGAGAAAATGAACCGTATTAAGCGAAAAGCAGCGCAAGGTGGGCTGTTAGATTTCGTAAAAGCGGTATATCCAAACTATATGGTGGGGGCACACCACAAAAGACTGGCTAAATTACTAGAGGATGCCATTAATGGGGATAAAAAACGTATTATTGTCAATATCGCACCCCGTATGGGTAAGTCTGAGTTGGTGTCTTACCTGTTTCCTGCTTGGTTTCTTGGCCACCATCCCGACAAAAAGATTATTATGGCAACGCATACTGCTGATTTGTCTACTAACTTTGGTCGTCGTGTGCGTGACTTGGTGGGGAGTAAAGAATACCGAGAAGTATTTCCAGAAGTTACGCTAAATCAAGACGCTAAGGCAGCTGGGCAGTGGAACACTTCACAAGGCGGGCAATATTATGCGGCTGGTGTGGGCGGTGCGCTGGCTGGTCGTGGTGCTGATGTGTTTGTAATTGACGACCCGCACTCAGAACAAGAGGCTAAGACAGGTAACCCAGCGGTGTTTCTATCTGCATGGGAGTGGTTCCAGTCTGGTCCGTTGCAACGGTTGATGCCGAACGGTGTGATTATTGTGGTGATGACGCGCTGGTCTATGGCTGACCTGACAGGTCAGTTGGTGAATCACATGATAAAGAATCCTGATGCCGACCAGTGGGAAGTGGTTGAGTTCCCTGCCATTTTAGATGAAGGAGAAGAAACTGAACGTTCACTATGGCCTGAGTTCTGGCCGCTTGAAGAGCTCAAAAAGAAGCGAGCTGGTATGGACACACGGTACTGGTCGAGCCAGTACTTACAAAATCCGACTGCTGAAGGCGCTCAACTTATTAAGAAAGACTGGTGGCAACACTGGGACGACGAAGCACCTCCGCCGTGCGAATACACTATCATGTCTCTTGACGCAGCGCAGGAGGCAACTAATCGTTCTGACTATAACGCGGTTACCCTCTGGGGAGTATTCTTCAACGAGAACACAAATCAGAACAACATTATCCTGCTTAACGCGTGGAAGGAACGGATGGAGTTTCCTGAACTCAAAAGGCGGATGATTGCTGAATACAAAGAGTGGGAACCAGATACATTTATCGTCGAGAAGAAGTCAAACGGTGCAGCGTTGTATCAAGAGTTGCGTTCGATGGGTATGCCAGTCTCTGAGTTCACACCGTCAAAAGGTAATGATAAGATTTCACGTGTTAACTCTATTACAGACCTATTTGCATCAGGGATGGTCTGGGCTCCTACCGATAGACGATGGGCGCAAGAGGTAATTCAAGAGTGTGCAGACTTTCCAGTAGGTACCCATGATGACATGGTGGACTCGGTATCACAAGCACTCATTCGATTCAGAAAAGGCGGCTTTATCCGATTACCTAGCGATGAACCTGATGATGATGTATTATATCGGTATCAACGTAAAGCAGCTTATTACTAAGGACAGACAAAATGAAATTAGTACATTGTTTTAAAAAGTGGTGGTATCGCAGAATCGAAGCGCAGCTTCGTACACCTACTACTATGAAACGGGTAGAAGCAGATATTAAATACCCACCTCCAAGTGCATATGAAGTACAACAGATTGACCGAGAATATGGGCTGAGTAAGTTTTCGTCACTACAACGAATTGAGCCGCGTAAAACCCAAAGACTCGATGTTAATATTAATTAAGAGAGTTAACCATGGCCATTGAAAAGAGTTTATACGCAGCCCCGCAAGGGATTGTTCCTGATGATGCACAAGCATCACCGATTGAAATCGAGATTGAAGACCCAGAAGCAGTTGCTATCCATATGGATGGTCTTGACCTCTTGATGGAACCACATGACCCGATGGAGGATGAGTTTAATGAAAACTTAGCCGAAACCATGAATGAGGGTGATTTGGCTGAACTTGCGTCCATGCTCGTTAGTGACTTTGATGAAGACATCAGTTCTCGTAAAGATTGGATGCAGACTTACGTTGATGGTCTAGAACTATTAGGCTTGAAGATTGAAGAGCGCTCCGAGCCATGGGATGGCGCTTGTGGTGTGTATCACCCACTATTATCTGAAGCCTTAGTAAAATTCCAAGCAGAAACAATGATGTCTATGTTCCCAGCATCGGGTCCAGTCAAGACACAGATTATTGGTAAAGAAACACAAGACAAGAAAGAAGCATCACAACGTGTTCAGGATGACATGAACTATCAGTTGACTGATGTGATGACAGAATATCGCCCTGAGCATGAACGCATGCTGTGGGGCTTGGGTTTATCTGGTAATGCCTTCAAGAAGGTATACTTCGACCCACATCTCGACCGTCAGGTATCTATTTTCGTTCCAGCTGAAGACATGGTAGTGCCTTATGGCGCATCAAACCTTGAGTCAGCAGAGCGTGTTACCCATGTAATGCGTAAGACAGAGAATGAACTACGCCGTCTACAAGTATCAGGCTTCTACCTAGATATTGATTTAGGTACACCGAACAATACACTAGATGAAGTAGAGAAGAAGATTGCAGAGAAGATGGGCTTCCGTGCTTCAACGGATGACCGCTATAAACTTCTAGAGATGCACGTTGACCTTGATTTGCCAGGTTACGAAGACAAAGATGATAATGGTGAGCCTACTGGCATTGCCTTACCATACGTAGTAACGCTTGAAAAAGGTAGTAATACTATCTTAGCTATCCGCCGTAACTGGGACCCAGAAGATGAAACACGTCAGAAACGCCAACACTTCGTACATTATGGATATGTGCCTGGATTTGGTTTTTACTATTTTGGCCTTATTCATCTCGTTGGCGCTTTTGCTAAGTCTGGTACTTCTCTCATTCGTCAGTTGGTCGATGCGGGTACTCTCAGCAACTTACCAAGCGGTTTCAAAACTCGTGGATTACGTGTTAAAGGTGACGATACCCCGATAGCTCCAGGTGAATTCCGTGACGTAGATGTGCCAAGTGGTGTGTTGAAAGACAACATCATGCCATTACCATACAAAGAGCCTTCACAAGTTCTTATGGCATTGCTTGGTCAAATCGTTGATGAAGGCCGTCGCTTTGCTAACACAGCTGACTTACAAATCTCAGACATGTCTGCGAACAGCCCTGTTGGCACTACACTGGCAATCCTTGAACGTACATTGAAGGTTATGAGTGCTGTACAAGCGCGTATCCACTACTCAATGAAACAAGAGTTGGGTCTCTTAAAAGAGATTATCGCTGCTTACACACCAGAAGATTACAACTATGAGCCAACAGAAGGCTCACGTAGAGCTAAGAAGTCAGACTACGATAACGTAACAGTTATTCCTGTTTCTGACCCTAATGCCTCTACAATGGCACAAAAGATTGTTCAATACCAAGCAGTCATGCAGTTGGCTCAACAAAACCCACAGATTTATAACATGCCGTTATTACATCGTCAGATGTTAGATG